GGGCGAAGTGGTAGAAGCCCAGACGCTTCGAGGCGGCCAGAGTCGCGTTGGCCTGGGAGACCATGTACGGGTTGACGTAGTCGTCGTCCTCGGTCGCCTTGACGATCACGAAGTCGGCCCAGATCCCTGCCACGTTCAGGCCGGACTGGTGGCTGGAGATGTCGATGCCGTGCGCGTGCTGCGGCGCGGCCGTCTGAGACGCCGGGGCGGCGGGCTTGGCCGGAGTCGGGGCCTTCCACTTAGCGAAGGCAGGCCACTGCTGGAGGAACTTCGCCTCACTGAACCGGTGACAGGAGGTCCACGAGCCGCGCTGTGTGTGTGGGTGGCTGCTGTAGCGGACGGTGCGAGTCTCGCTGCCCGTAGTGTCACCGGCATAGCCGTCGATGCTGCCATCCTCGGCAATCCACGCCTCCGACACGAGCGGGTCACCGCCGCCCTCAACGGCGATCACGACATGGCCGACACCACCCTCATTCGCGGCCGACAGGATAATGTCCCCGACCTGGAAGCCACCGGCAGGGGTGAGGTCCGAGTCATTCCACGGGACCTCGTTGAAGCCGTGCGACTCCATGCCCTGGCGCATGTTGCCGGTCCAGTAGTCATTAATTTCGAGCAACGCGGCATGACCCCATGGCACCTTGTAGGTGTGGTGGATGCCGTAGGAGATGGCGCCACAGGCCAGGCTCGAGCAGTCCGCGTTCTGCGGGCTGGACACCCGGCCGTGCGCGTCCGCGGCGGCGTACCACGACCGACGCTCGGGCTGGCTGTAGCCGACGTTCTGCTCATCGCAGATACGCCGCGCGATCTCAGCAGTAACTGACTGTACTGTCACTTATTCTCCTTGTTGATCTGTGCCTCGAGGTCGACGCATCGGGTCTCGGCGATCACCGCGCGCTGCGTGAGGCGAGCAATCTCGGCAGACAGGGCGTTGATCACCGCCATGGCGTCGACCTGAGAATCCTGGGGTGTCATCTATCCTCCTGGGGAGTGTCTTGCGGCTTGGGCGCTGGGCCGTAGCCCCCGTTGTCAGCGTACGCCACATGCCCATTATCTTCGTACGGGGCTGCCACTGGAGGGATCTCCCACACTAGCTCTGTGGCCCGATCACGGAGGCCAACATGATCGGTCTCAGGGTCCCACTCGTCGAGCTGCCTGGCCCCCTTGACGAGGACCGCGACAACCTCACCCGGACGTCCCACCACCTCAACCGACCACGGGGAAGCGCCCGCCCCATATCCGGTCTTGACGATGGTCGCGGTCGCCGTGGACGACGTCAGAACCACCCACGGCGCGACAGGGGAAGCAATCTTGGGTACATAGTCCGGCAGCACCCACGTGGCATGACCGTTGGAGTCGAGTGTGACGTTCTCCCAGTATTCGATCCCGTCGTAGGGTGACTCAGTGGAGGAGTGCCTGAGCATCATGTGGCGCTTCTGCCACTCGCCGGGCACGCGCATGATGAAGTCCTTGCCCCCAACCCCGCGGAACCCATTTCGGTCCACGACGGCCTGGTGGTTCTGATCCCAGCCGAGAATACTGGCGCTCTCGTGCGCCCAGACGGACTTCCACCTGTTCTGCGGTGATCGGACCCAGAACTTATCCCCCTGAAGGTAGAGGTGGGGGTCGAACCCGCCAACGGTGATGGTGGCCGAGTAGCTGTTGACCGCGATAGTCCCCTTGCCCCTAGCGCCGGCATTGAAGCCGGTGTTGTAGGCTCCGAGGCTCCATTCCCCATTTTTCCCACTGTAGGCGTAGAAGCCTGTATTAGAGAGTCGCAGGTTGGGGGAAGCGCTGGTGTCGCTCGATGGAGCCTGCATGTAGAGGATGCCCCCCCGGTTGGTCGGATCCTCCTTGAAGGTGACGAGCGCCGGGAGCCGGTACGGCGCGCTCCGCTTGTTCATGTAGAGGCCGACACCCCAGCGGTCGCCGCGCTGACCAACATCGTTACCGCTCGCGTCCTCGACGATGTCGATGAACTTTGCAACAGACCACGTGTCCTCGATGCCAACCTCACCGAGCACCTTCACCTTACCGGTGGCGGCGTTCACCTCAAAGGACGTGTCTTGACCCGAGTTGGTGTAGGCGCGGATTCCGGACGAGTCGATCTTGATCCCACTGTTGCGTGCTCGATCGGTCTGGATCGTGGCTCCGGTGATGACCTGGCCGTCGATCGCGCCACCTTGGATGTTGGAGGCGTTCACGGAGTTGGCGGCCAGCATGCCCGCCTTGATCTGCTCGAACTCGCCCTGACCCGCCGTGACGATCTCCGTCCACACGTGGTGGGCGGTGGCGTTCACGAAGGAGGCGTTGCCGGTGACGGTCAGCTGGTCAGTGGTGATCTCCAGGAAGCGGCCGACGTCGGAGGCGATCTTCCGGGCCGCGATCTCGGGGATGTTGGCCGACCCTGCCGTCAGCCTGCCGACGTCTAGATTGCTGATCTGCTCGCTCGTGACCCGCATACGCTCCCAGTGCGCGCCGTCCCAGCGCCACTCCGCCACGATGTTCAGGGTCTGAGCGTCCTGGACGCGGCAGGTGTCGCCGACGGCGGCTCCTCCGAAAGGCGGTACGGTCTCGGAGGTGCCGCGGATGTAGAAGACCTCTCCGAAGGACGTCTTGACGCGGCGCACTGCGGACTCCATCGTGGCGGCGGTGAGCTTGGAGACCGTCTTGGAGTAGTCATCCCCAGCCTCCTCCCACCGCCAACCCTTAGGGGAGTAGACGATGGTCGAGCCGGGGGCGTCCCGCGTGTTCGACGGGGACGAGTGTCCGGGGGTGGCGAATGCCGGGACGGTTACGTACTGCCCGCCCCGCGCTTCCGCGGGGGAGAGGAACGGCTTAGTAGGTCCGGGCATCAGGACACCTTGATGATGTAGGGCAGGCCGATGTACGGGCTGCGGATGTCGACGGGCTGGGACCCGCCGACGGACGCCGCGATCGGGCTGCGCCCGCCGGCGTTGTTACCGGTGGAGGTCAGGTAGGTATAGCCGCTGGTGCCGATGCCGATGTCCTGGCCCGAGGTGCGGGACTGGAAGCGGCGGTCCTGGTCCTCAACCTCACCGATCTGGTGAGTGTGGGCGGGCATCTGATTGATGGACAGGGTTACGGTGGCGTTACCGCCCTTGTCGCCGATGCTGTACTTCGTGCCCGAGCCGACCGCTGAGCGCTCCCGGATGTCCGGCAGACGGAAGTTGCTGGAGCTGGTGAACCCGTGCGTGGTTCCAATGACGGCGAAGAGCTTCGCGTAGGCGTTGCGGTCCAGGAGGCGCCCGTCGCACCTCAGCCATCCCTCTGGGTCCCTCTCAGCACCGAATAGGGCGATCGTCCCGACAGGGATCGCCTTGTCCAGCGCCGTACGGATGCCCTGAGCGATGTCCTGGACCTGCTTCAGGATCTCGGCGGGCTGGCCCGCAACCTTGGTCTCAAGGTTCGTGACGCCTTGAGTGGCGGCGCTGATGCCGTCCTCGATGTGGATGAGGTCGGCGGCGGTGATGCGGGTCTCGTTCGCGCCGAACCCGTCCCTCCACTGCTTAGCGGCTGCGTATGGCTGCATTACCTGTCTCCTTCAGCTCTGAGGACGAAGATCCGTCCATCGGGTGCGATCCACATGCTGGAACCTATTGTCCCACTATCCGGCGGGACGGGCCCGGACGATACGAGGTTGGTGGCCACCTGGGTCATGGCCTCGGTCAGGTGCTTCATCTCCTTGAGGGTCCCCTCGCGGGCCGCCTGCTGCATGGCGTCGCTGCCCTTGAGCCTGTCCTCGACCTGCTTCGCGATGGCGTCGGCGTCGATGTTCTGCTTCAGCGTGATGGTGGAGGGCTTGCCCCATGCCGAGCGGTTCCCGGCGCGGTCGTAGGTGCGCATCCGCACCTCGTACTCGCGCATCTCCAATCCGGCCAGGGAGATCCGCTGCACCGGGGTGGGCATAGTGCTGAACACGCCGGGCGCCACGCCGGGGAGCTGCACGCTCACCTCGGCGCCCGCGAAGTCGGCGGGCATGCCCTCCCCGTTCTCGCCGATCATCAGCCAGCCCACGTTGAGCACGCCGAGAGTCTGCG